TTATGCTCGCCAGCGCGGGGACATGCTTGCCGATACGAACACTAAAAATGACCGGCAAGACCAGCTTTATGCTCGCCAGCGCGGGGACATGCTTGCCGATACGAACACTCAACATGACTGGCATCAACAGGATGCGTCTCAGCAACACGACTGGCAGCAGCAGGGGGACAGCCAAGCGTTTGATCGTCAAAAGCAATTGCAGAATATGAGCTATGGGAATCAGGCAAGTATCATTGCGCTAAACCATCAATATGATAGTGCCGCCTCCGTCGCAAATAACAATAACTCCGACAACTTCGCCAAACTGCTTGCAGAAGGAAAAATGCAGTTTCCATCAAGCTTTGCCCTGTCAAAAGACCCTGAATTTTGGGGTGGTGTCATTGACAAGGCGACGAAGGCAAACCCTGCATTGGATGGAACGGCTTTCGCCACAAGGCAAGCAGAAGAAAAAAACTTTACCAGCGGAGATGCAGCAAAGAACATCCGCGCCGCCAATACGGCAATCAGCCATCTTGGCGAAGCATCTGACGCATCTGATGCGCTTCATAATGGACCCATACCAGCATGGAACGCCGTCGCCAATTACGCGGGACGCCAAACAGGCGCAGACGCAGTGAGCCGGTTTAATCTATCCAAAGATTTGGCTATGGATGAGGTCAACAAGGCTTTCGTCGGATCTTCTGGGGGCGAGGCTGAACGCCAAGCATTGCAGAAAAAGCTAAGTTCGTCCAGCAGCCCTGAGCAGCTTGCTGGCGCAATATCCGAAGTCACGTCATTGCTTTCATCCCGCATGGATGCCTTGAGGCACCAATATCAATCCGCAATGGGGCCAGATGCAAAACTTGATATGTTGACGCCGGAGGCACAGAAAACCCTTTCAACGCTCCAGAAGAAATATCAGATCGCCAAGCCAAGCGGACAGGCTGGCGGATGGTCTATCCAGAGGGTGCAATAATGGCTAAGTACCGCGTCACGTCTCCAAATGGTCAAATATATGAAATCACGGCCCCCGATGATGCGAGCCATGATGACGTGGTGTCCTATGCCCAGAAGAGCTTTACGCCGACAGTCGCGGGCAAGGGGTTTACGCCGACAGTCGCGGGCAAGGGGTTTACGCCGACAGTCGCGGGCAAGGGGTTTACGCCCAATGCCGGGGCGACGTGGGGCGCGATGGACAGCGCCGGGACAGGCGTTTTGCAGGGCCTTGGCGATGAGCTAAAGGCCGGGGTTAGTGCGGCGAAAGAAATAATTACGGGCGGACTGCCATTTGGCAAGGCTTACGATCAGGCGCTGACTGCCTATCGCGGGGCGAGAGATCAATACCAGCGTGAAAACCCGGTTACGTCGCTTGCCGCCGAAGGCGGTGGGGCCTTGGCAACGGGGCTTCTTGGCGGCGCTGCTATTAAAGGCGCTGGCCTCCCCCTGGTGGAATCTATGGGAAGCTGGGGGAATGCTGCAACGAACGCAGGCATTGGCGCGGCTCAAGGTGGCGTTTTTGGGTTTAACGAGGGCGAGGGCGGCATTGATAACCGAATCAATGCAGCAGAGAAGGGCGCTACTGTTGGCGGAATTCTGGGGGCGGTCGTTCCCGCTGCATTAAGCGGACTTGGATCGCTTACTCAAAAGGCGGTTTCGCCTATTTCAGATCGTCTTTGGCCAGAAACAGCGGCATCCCGGCAAATCTTGAAGGCATTAAAAGACCGGGGCATGACTATTGATGACCTCCAGTCTGAATTGCGGCGACTTGGGCCTCAATCGACAGTCGCAGACGTTATCCCGAATTATGCTGAATTGGTTGCCAATACGCCCGGAAAAGGGGTTGAAGCTGCTAGGGTTATGCAAGAACGGATGGAGGGGCAGGGGCAGCGCCTATCTGATAGCGTTAATAAAAACCTTTCTTCCACAGATACAGTCAATGCAACAGACCAGCTCATGGCGCAAAGATCGAAGGACGCATCCCCCTTATATCAGCAGGCGTTTGATAGCGGGCCGGTGCATAGCGACAGGCTCACGCAATTCTTAAACGACCCAATCGCCCAAAGTGGCTATCGACAGGGGCGGGAAATACAACGGCTCGAAGCTCTTGCCAATGGTGAGCATTTTGACCCAACCGACACGGCAATAACCAGCTTTAATGAGGCTGGAGACCCAACTTTTGGCAAAGTACCAAACATGCGGACCCTCGACGCGGTAAAGCGCGGGCTGGATAACATGCTTGATCAGTACCGAGATACGGTAACAGGAAAGACGGTATTTGACCAGCGCGGCAGGGCGATAGATCAGGTTCGGAAATCTTATCTTTCCGAATTGGACAATCTGAACGGCGATTATAAGGCAGCTCGGCAGGCGTGGGCCGGTCCATCTCAGGCTATGGATGTGATGTCTCAAGGCCGGGACTTCACCAATGTTGATCCGCGCATTTTATCTAAAATCATGGATAGCATGGGCGAGGGAAACAAGCAGTTTTTCCAAGCTGGCGTTGCCGACAAAGTTAAGGGAATAATCTCGCGCACACAGGACGGGGCTGACGCTACCCGGCGCATATTTGGTAACGACCGTATCCGCCAGCAATTACAGGCGGTGTTCCCAGATGAGGAATCTTTTGCTGCATTTACTCAAGATGTAGAGCGTGAAGCGCAATTTGCAAAAAACAGGAATCAGATCGTCGGGAATAGCCGAACTGCTTACCGGACGAGCGGTCAGGATGAAATGGGAGTCGACCCGCTAAACGCCATCGGTCATGCTGTTATGGGGAATATACCGGGGGCGACGGTGAGCGCCGCTAAATCAATCGTGAGGTATCTCAAGAGACCCCCGTCTGCCGTTGGTGATCAGGCCTCCCCAATGCTATTTACGCAGGGCGATAATAGCGGGGTCGTACAGGCGCTTAGGAGTAAAGCAACGGCGGCGGGAATGACTGACCAGCAGCGGCAGGGTTTGGCAAGGATTTTGGGGATTGGGATAGGAGCGGAATCTGGTGGACAGCAGAGGCGCTAAATCCACCTGCCATAGTGGAGCCTGGTGGTGATCCAGATAAGGGCGATACCCCATAATCCACCCAAGCAAAATTCCCAACCCATCCATTTGAGGAATACATAATAGACAGTCATGACGCATAACAGGAAGATATGGGCGGTGATGATAATCAGCTTGATCATGCAATGATCATAATTCAAATCCGCCCTTTTTTCCAGAAGTACATTTTAACATAATTTAGAATGTAGTATAACGTAACAAGTGCAGCGCCGGACAGCGCCGCCTCTCGGAGATAGATATTATGTCGCGTGACGGTTATGGCAATTACAACCTCCCTGTTGCAGCTTTTGTTAATGGAAACCCAATTATTGCGGGTGACGTTAATTCGGACTTTTCCGACATAGCGACGGCGCTTACATCCAGTATTTCCAGGGATGGGCAAACGTCACCAACTGCCAACCTCCCGATGGCAGCCTATAATCATACAAATGTTGGGAACGCCACCGCCAGGAGCCAATACCCGGCGATGGGCCAGCTCCAAGATGATACTCCGACATGGTGCGGAACGGCTGGAGGCTCTGCCGACACCCTGACTCTTGCGCCGTCGCCAGCCATCACAGCCTATGTTGCTGGGCAAAAGTTCCGGTTCAAGGCGCTTTCGTCCAATGTGACGAACACGCCGACAGTTGTCGTCTCAGGCTTGACTGGCCCGGTTACGATCCAAGACGATGGCGGGCTTGTGTCGCCTGCTGCCATTGCATCAGGAAAATTTTATGAAATTACGTTTGACGGAACCTATTTTCAGCTATCCAGAATTAGGTCTGGAGCCTCAACACTCAACCTGACGGCAGCAATAAATGAGGCTTACATAACTGTTCCATCCGGCCCGGTGGCAGCACAGACTATATCAAGCCTATCTGTGCCAAACGCCACCAGCGTCAACGTGACCATGATCACGGCCATTGCTCACGGCCTTGGCGTGGGCAATGTTATCATCATCATTGGGGCGACATCCGCCAACTATAACGGCACATGGACCATTTTGACCATTCCGAACACCACCACAGTGACGTTCAATGTGTCGGTAGCCCCGGCAGCAACTGCGACTGTAGTTGGAAGCTATACCGTGCAGGCGGGGAATCCTTGCCCGATTGGCGCTGCCTTGGGTAATTTTATCAACATCACCGGAACAACGACAATTACGGCCTTTGATACGGTTCAGGCTGGAACTCGGCGCGAGGTTGTCTTTGCTGGAGTTTTGACGCTAACTCATAACGCAACAACCATCATACTCCCCACCGCACTTCCAATCACCACGGCGGCTGGAGACACGGCAACATTTATATCTTTGGGTTCTGGCAACTGGCGTTGCGTTAAATACCAGCTTTATAGCGGCTTGGCGTTGGTGTCGGCTCCACAGGCAGCCGTTCTTGGTGCTACCCGCAATGCCAAAATGTCGGTCACGGCGGCGTCGGCGACCGGCACCTTTACCGCCGATGAGATCGTCGTCGAGACGGTTTTAGGCGGGGCCTATAAGCGGCTTGCCAGTTATTCGCAGGCGGTCAATCTGGCCACCACCGGTGCTGGCGCGATGGATACGGGGGCGGCTCCGGTGTCGGGGTTTGTCAATCTCTATGCCATCTATAACCCGACTACCCTGACCACCTCCATTCTGGCTCAAAATGCGGCTACCAACGGGTCTCCGTCGATCTATGGCGGGGCCAGCATTCCATCGGGCTACACCTATTCGGCCTTGATTGGTATCTGGCCGACCAATGGATCAAGTCAGTTTGTGCCAGGTCTTATCGCCGATCCGTTGGGCCGGAAGTTTAGCTATCAGACGTATCCTGTCATTTTCACAGCCCACGCGGCAATCACGACACTGACCAGTCAAAGTATTTCTGGTGCTGTTCCTGCTGCGGCTAGGACTGCATCGCTGGAACTTGGTTCAACATCAACGGGGGCCAGTGGCCCTGTGTTTGGTGCTGCTGGCGATGCGACAGGGACGGGTGGAAAATATACGTCTGCTGGTGGGAGCGCATCTTTAAACCCGACAATCGGCGGGATGCCGTCACTTGGATCGGCTCTGAGCGTTGGCGACATCCCGCTGATTACAGCCCAGACCGTCTTTGTGCTCACGAATGGCGGCGGCAGCACCAACAACATTTACGTCTCTGACTTTAGCTGGTGAGGAAAAACCATGACTTATGTTGCATCAAATAACGGGATCACGGTTGCTTGGGTTGACCCGGCTCCCTCGCCAGTCCCGACCGGTGCGGTCGATATGGGGGCTGAATATCCGACATCAGCCCAGCTTTCGGCAGTATTTGCGGGCTATGCGGCGGCGGTGCAGGCTCAGGTTGAGGCGCAACTTGTGGCGGAGGCTGCCAATGCTGTCGCCACCATGCTCGATACTCTGGCGCGGGCTTGGGGTTATACGGACATCACCTCCGCCGCCACCTACACCAACTCGACCGTGGCTCAGTTCAAGGCCGAAGCTGCTGCCCTGACGGGCTGGCGGGATGCTGTGTGGGCAGCTGTTGGGGCGATCCAAGGTGAGCCGGTTGCCAGTCAGCCTACGAGTATCGCCGGGTTGCTGGCGCTGTTGCCGGTGGCTCCTAACAAGCCGGTGGCGTGATGGAAATGGATTGGTCGCATATCATCGCCATTGTCTTGAGCGTGGGGTCAGTGGTCGTAGGTGGCCTATGGACCTTGCACCAATCAATCAAGAGCGAGTTCAGGGAGACCAAGCTGGAGAGCGAATCCCGCATGGTCAGGACCCATGAGCGGGTGGACGGCATCTCCAAGGACATCCGCGAGAACTATATTCACAAGGATTTGCACCGCGAGGTTATCAAGCGGGTTGATGGGGAGATGGATTCTTTGCGCCGCCAGATTGGTTGCCCGATGGTGGACAAGCCATGACCGCGACATCCTCGGATATCGACCTGTTGGCCCGTACCATCTGGGGCGAGGATCGGGGCGGCGGCGAGGCGGGTATGACCGCCGTGGCTTGGGTCATCCGCAACCGGGTCAATCATCCGGGCTGGTGGGGCCACGATATATACAGCGTCTGCAAATGCCGTCTGCAATTTGATTGTTGGAATGAGGGCGATCCCAACCATAGCAAGCTGCTGGCGGTGACGGAATCCGATCCAGTGTTTGGGCTGGCGCTCAGGGTGGCGGCAAGGGTGTTGAGCGGAATCATCGCCGACCCGACAGGGGGGGCTACTCAATATTATGCCAAGACAATCAAGGCCCCTTATTGGGCGCGGGGCAGGGCACCCACGGCGGATATCGGCAACCAGCTCTATTTTGCTTGAGGGGGTTAAAATGGGACAGATCACCTTACAATTTTGTGCGTTTGACAGTGCGGTGGCCCGGATTATTGCTTGGGGGACGGAGAGCGATGTCGGCCATGTGGATATTGTGCTTGCGGATGGGTCATTGCTTGGGGCGCAACATGAGGGTGGCATGGGCGGGAAGCCTGCCGGGGTTCAGGTCAGGCCCGCCAACTATCTGGCGTCTTGTGGCGGTTACAATATCAAGCGGGTGGCGCTGCCAACCTCTGATGTTTGTGAGCGGGAGGCTTACGATTGGGCGCAATCGATGATTGGCACGCCTTACGATACCAAGGCCATTGAGGGCATCGCTCTGGGCGACAACTGGTCCCATCCGGGGCGGCTGATCTGTTCGGGCTTTGCTGCCGGGATGCTTACTCAGCCGTCACACTCGTTTATCGGGCATCAGCTTGAGCGGCCTTGGCGGATTATCACGCCGGGACAGCTTTTGTTGATTTGTAACGGTTTTGCGCCGGTTGTTTCGATTTAACCAGAATAGGAGTTTAAAATGGATCAGATCATCACATGGCTTTCAGACCCAGCCCACATAGTCGTGGTCGCCTCTGTTGTCTCGGCAATCGTGCCAACGCCAGCTCCCGATACGAATCTCGGCAAGCTCTATCACATCGTCGATTTGCTCGCAGTCAATGTCCTCCATGCCAAAGATAAAGGAACAACCAATGCATAAATATATTTTCCTCGGCCTGATGGCCCTCGCGGGCTGCTCCACTCAGGCGCAACAGCAGATCGCTACTGTGGCTTGCGCCGCCGATCCTATAGCCTATGCCGCGCTCAAAACAGTCTCGGTTATCGCCACCATCGTTGATCCTGCCACAGTGGCGGCTATCGGGCTGACCAATTCCGTTGAAGCCCATGTTCATGAATCCGTGGTGGAAGCCTGCTCAAACAAGCTGCCAGGCTCCGTCCCTATCCCAACAACAGTCAATCTGGTGTCGGTTCCCGTTTCCACTCCAGTCAGCCTGACCACTATGGTAATCCTTCCGGTTAGCAAATGAGGCGGCTTGCTCTGGCGGTCCTCGCCGGGCTGCCGTTGCAGGCTTTGCGGATCAAGTCCACTACGTCATCCGCCCGTCACGGTAGTCATGATGGTAAGCATATCCACGTCAGTCCATCATCTATCATTTTCAAGGCTGCTGCCGTGACAGCTTCGCGGGCTTTCTCCTCCGTCTCAAACTGGCGAGAACAACCCCCTTCGTAAATGTCGCAAAGCAAGCCGCCGCTAAACTGATTGAAGTAAACATCAATGTCTACAAACCCGATAATAAAAGGCCCGCAATACAGCGCGTCGTCTCCCCAGCTGAGCGCCTGCTTGAGTACGCGCTTCTCTATCATTGCTTCGATGTTGCTCGATCTAGTCTCGGTGACGTAGCCACATTTTTGGCATGTACTTATGGCTAGTGTTGTCATGGCTTGGCTCCTCCCCTTAGCAACACGGGCATAGGCGCATCCGGCCACAAGGTATTAAACTCCTCGCGGGACACCTTAATAACGCGAAGGTGACACCACCTCCAGTATGCAAGAGCCATTTTGGTTATCACCGCACCCTTTCGGTGGTCCTTTGCGAATGCCTCAGGACCCATTCCGGTATCTTCCAAAGCCAAGTATACGCCGCCATCACCGTTTGATTCTGGGAGCTTGGCGGGCTGTGCATCAGTGCCTGCCGTAGCGGTTCTACAGGCAAGCAACTCCCGTTCTAACCGCCGAATAATCCCCTCGCTTAAGACATCATTTGCGCAAGCCATCGCCAAACCCGTAATGCTCTCAGCTAACTGCCGTTTCAGCTCTATAATCGTGTTTTGCTGCACGACGAGTAGCTGGTCAATTTTGTTAGTCATTATTCCCACTCCACGCGTACGGGTTTTGTTAAATCTAACTTATCGGTCATCTCTGTTCCTCCGGTATTCGCAGGCATCCATCGCAGGCATTGCCCTGCAACTTTGCCCGCTGTTCTTTGCCGTGGAACGCTCTGCACCAGCGGCTTGCTTCGATGTCGTCTAGTGTCATGGGCCTTGCCATGTTGCTCATCCAATAGCGGGGCCGATAGTGCTGGCTCTTGCAGTCGGCAATGGTGGGGATGTGGTGTGTCATGTGAATCCCTCATATTCCAATATTGCGTTTCCGATCATCTCTGGGATTTGCGGCACGACTGCGTTTCCTAGTCCTTTAAGTCGGTCCACCCTGCGGGGAACCCCATCAGCCACTCGACCCACGTCTGGTTCAAAACTCCACCACCCTCTAGTTTCTTCACAACTGTTGCCAATCCGTCGCCTGAGTGTGCGGAACAACCGACTCGGTTGTAGTTCCCGCTCACTGTTGGCGTCGGAAACATCATAACTATTGCTCCAAGACTCGGTGACTTTCGGAGGAATGTGCTTGCCCCCCCCGTGTCTTTCCAATCCCTTGCGCATGGGGTAGGCAATGAGCCATATTCTGTCGCGTCTGTGAGGCGCACCAATGGCTGAAGCTGGTATGCAATGCCATTCTGCGTCATACCCGAACGAGGAAATGTCTGAGAGAACTTCTCCCATTCCTCTAACAAGCAACGCTGCGACGTTTTCCATAATCGCGTATGTCGGTCTAATCTCGCCAATAAGACGGGCGTACTCGCGCCATAGTCCTGACCGTTCCCCTGCCAATCCTGCGCCTTTACCGGCGAGGCTGATGTCTTGGCAGGGGAATCCTCCACAAATCGCATTGACTTCGATTCCGTCAGCGGCAAGTCTAGCTGCTGAGAGTGTTCGCACATCTTCATAAATCGGTACTCCTTCCCAGTGCTTTGCCAATACTTGGCGCGGGTACGGCTCAATCTCGCAAAACGCGACGGTCTTAAACCCGCCAGTGCGTTCGAGGCCGAGAGAGAACCCACCGATACCGCTAAATAAGTCGAGAAGTAGAAGTTTCACGCTAATCCCCTCTCGATCTCTAAAATCCGTATTCCTCCATCGACTCTACGCCAAGCCCTGAGCGTGATCGAGCCAAAATCCTGTGTGCTATAATTTCCGGGGTCGATACCCAGACGATTGCCATAGCGCAGGTCCGTCATAAATCCGTAGGCGAGGTCTAAAGCGGGTTCAGAGCATCTAATTTTGAACATTTGACGTGTCATTTTTCTAATTCATCCTTCAAAAAACGGCTATTCTCACAATTCGCACTGCTATTTAAGGCCCATACGTTGACCCCTGCTTGGACCAAAAAAGACATTTTGGACCGGATCCAGTGGTCATTGTGAGCTTTGACCTCGCACCACCGAGAATAGGGAGTGGGGCCTCCCGAATTGGGTTATTGCAAATTAAAAGGGTATTTCGTCGTCAATACTGATTGGAGCTTGCCAATCGCGTTCAGATGATCCGCCTTTGCTGGCTGCGTCAGGTTGCCCCGCGTCGCGCTTGCCGCCCTGCAAAGTCACTTCTGCCACTCGGCATGTCAGGCTAGTGCCGCTCTTGCCATTTGATTCCCATGATCTGAGGTCTCCAGCACCAGCAACAGTCACTGAGCATCCCTTTGTTAGATACTGCTTGAGGGTTTCGCCTCGCTTTCCGAAAATAGAACAATCCGTGAAAACTGCGTGCTTCTTATCGCCAAACCCAACATCAACAGCGACGCTAAATGTCAGGATGGCGTCACCGCTTTGCGTGGTTCGTAGGTCAGCATCTTTGGTGAGGCGTCCTGCAATGATAACTTGGAGCATGTTTGTAATCCTTGATCTTGAGGGAGTGGCAGAAAAATACCAAGCGTTGATGTGGTGAAGGCAAACACCTTTTCCATATATTCAGTCATGCGTTTAGCTGTGCCGTGGGTAGAAAATATTGCTATTTGCTCACCCATCACTTCCTTGATTTCAGGATCAAGAAACTTTTGCTTGAAAAACTCATGCAAATCATCTTGATCGTTGCCGGTTTCCTTGGAAATAATCCCCATCCACTTAAAATAAAGCGCAAGCTGAGGGTTGCTTCTGCTTTTGACAAACATCTTGACGACGATCCGCCAGGGCTTCGACAAATCAAGCTCGGAGATGAGCTTTAGTGCGTGATCTCTCTGGGTTTCGCCATAGAGGATAATTTCACTCATGCGATGATTCCCATTTTTGGCGATGCTGAGACGATTTCCAGAAATTAGCGGAAAGTCTGGGCAAGTCTCTCTGGTATTTGGACTGAAACTCGGGTTCACCTATCTGGTGAAGTTCTTGGTGGGCGCGTTTTTTGCGGGCAGGGAGTGTCATCATTCTGCCGCCTGCTGAATTATTCCCTCAAAATAATCGATACGGGTTCTTATCAGGCGCTTTGCTGCTGTCTGCTCGCCTTCGGCCATTGCCTTTATGCTGGGCTGGCTATTTTTCCAATACTCGCATAGCGCCTCGACGCTCTTTGTTGGTGTCTCGCACTCGATCAGGTTGATTCCCTGCATCACCTGCTCGCATGACAAAATACGGTCTGGCCTTGGAGTCGGGTCTGGCTTTGGCGTTGGCCCTGTCTTTGGAGTTGGGGGCAGCGGTATAGTTTTAGCGGGGTCTTTTGGGTCATAGTCTATATGGTGGTCCAGATCGGAGTCATCACCAGTTTCAAGCCCCATTGCCTTGAGCAGGGCATATTTGACAGCATAGCTAATCGCCTTTCCGGGGCCTTTGTCTTGAGAGTCGCAACCAAACCCAAAACTTGGAACTTCAAAAAAATCAGACGGCCTATCAATATTAACAAACCGGACTTTCAATAAGACTTCTGTTCTATTTCCATTTTGAACAAAGGTCATTTCAGATGGATAATAATGGATACCACACTTTAATAGTTCAGGCCTAACTTTGGATGTAACTGAATCATGGGAAACAATGGTGTATTGCATCCCTTGCCTTTTTTCTTTTTGGATATAATGCACCAACTTCATAGCCATTGCTATACGCTGGTGGATATTGCCTAATGCTGAGGTCGTATCTTCTGGCGTTGTATATTCGGACATTTGGATCACCTCGATTCCTGTATGGATTTGATTTCAAATCCGGGGATATTCATTGACGCTGCACCAGGTCCGGAGTCGCGAACGGCCAGGTCAGCCCAACCCTGCAACCATCCGCGCACCGTATCGCCATCGTTAATGAGAACATGCGTTAGAGCTGCATCCATGCCGCCCTCAACCATAACCGCCTTGAATGTGGTCCTGATGCCGGTCTTGGTGGTGGCGGATTTCTCAGCACTCCGGGCAATTCGGCTTGCCTTCTGTGCATCATCTGCCAGCTTGGACAGGCGTTCTTGTTCAGCCAAGTCAACGGTATCGACCTGAGATGCGATGGCCTTTTCTTGTTCAGCACGGAGGGCTTCGGCCTTGGCCTCCGCCTCTGCACGTGCCAGCTTGGCAGCCGCTTCCTTGTCAGCTAGTTCCTTTTTGCGCCACGGCAACAATGCTTTCTGGCAGGCTTCCACGCCAAGAATGGCAATGCTCTTGCCAAACTTGTTATTGCCAATCAATGGGTTGTACCTAGATTGTATTTCTGCAATTTCATCATTCGGCTTTTTGGATTCGGCCTTGCGGGCTTCGTCGGCCCGCTTAATGGACGCTTTCAACTGCACCTCCAGAAGCTCGACAGCACCGGCCAAGCCAGCATTATCGACGGGAGCGCCATCAAGAAAGTCTTTGGCTGTGTTATACAAATCTTCGATGTGGCCTTTAACCACTTCATAGGCCGTAGGTTCGGGCGGATGGTTATGGCCCATCCCGACTATGGTACTCATTCTGCTGCCTCCGTTTCCGGCGCATAGTCTGGGGTTTCTCTGACTGCAATCTTTGCGGAGTCCCAAAGCTTTTCCGCCGGGGTGGTATTTAGCGTAAGCATCACAATCATTGCAGACGTGTGATTCGGGGCGGACACGTCGATTCCCGGAACGTCAAACCGGCCCTCAACGCGGCGGATTATCCACTCTCCGGCCACACCCCAAGCATATTGCCGGGCTATCTCATATGGTCCCATAAACGCCCCCTACCAATTAATGCAACAAGCGATAACCATCGCCGCTGTCAAAATCGCCTCGACATAGCTCATGACACCGCTCCCATATGCGGGATCAACGTCACCGACTCCCCGTTGTCGTTCGTCGAACAAATCTCAGGCAGCATCTCGCGGAGAGTCTGGGCCAGATCATGACGGCCCATCGTTTGAATGAGCGCGTCAATCCCGAACTGGACTAGAGCAGCGCCAAGCGCCTGAACTTCATCCTGTCCGTTTAGTTTGTTCGCCATTTTGGTGACGAAATCGCCTGTTTCGGCGAATATTGATGTTGGGTTCATAGCGTTACCTCGTCGCGTTCGAGGACTTTTGCCGCCTTCTCTAACAATTGGACGGCGTTGGCAATATGGTCGATCCATCCATCCCGAATCGCATCGGTTGGATGCAGATTTTTGGCATCGGCATAGAGGAATTGCGCTTCTGCCTCTTTCTCGTAAGCAATCGACATGGCCTCATAGAAAGGCTCCATGTCTGGTTGATCGGTCTTTATGATTGCGTTCATGCCGCCACCTCATTAAATTTTTTAGCAATAAAATCAGCCCAAACTGTCTCGATCATTGTAATCACCGCCCGATAGGCGAATCCATGCGAATTTTCGCCATGCGTTTTTTCAACGGCGTCAAAAAACTCGGAGAGTCCCCCTAAAAAACAACCAGCTTGAACGTAAACGCCACAATCTGTTTGGTAGAAAAGCACAGTGTCATTGCGGGAGCCAATCGGCCCCAGCTCTATTACTGAGCCGTTTATTTTAATACCACCGCTCAGGTCGGCACCGCTCAGGTCGGCACGGCTCATGTTGGCACCGCTCAGGACGGCACCGCTCAGGACGGCACCGCACATGTCGGCACCGCTCAGGTCGGCACCGCTCAGGACGGAACCGCTCAGGACGGCACCGCGCATGTCGGCACCGCTCAGGTTGGCACCGCTCAGGACGGCACCGCTCAGGTCGGAACCGATCATGTTGGCACCGCTCAGGACGGCACCGCGCATGTCGGCACCGCTCAGGTCGGCATCGCTCAGGACGGCACCGCGCATGTCGGCACGGATCAGGACGGCACCGATCAGGACGGCACGGCTCAGGTCGGCATCGCGCATGTCGGCACGGCTCATGTTGGCACCGCTCAGGTCGGCAGTGCTCAGGACGGCATCGCTCAGGTCGGCAGTGCTCAAGTCGGCACGGATCATGTTGGCACCGCTCAGGTCGGAACCGCTCAGGTCGGCACCGATCATGTTGGCACCGCTCAGGTCGGCAGTGCTCAGGTCGGCATCGCGCATGTTAGCACCGCTCAAAACGGCACCGCGCATGTCGGCACCGCACATGTCGGCATCGCGCATGTTGGCACCGCTCAGGACGGCACCGATCATGTTGGCACCGCACATGTTGGCACCGCACATGTTGGCACCGCGCAGGATGGCAGTACTCAGGACGGCACTGCTCAGGTCGGCATCGCTCAGGTCGGCAGTGCTCAGGACGGCACCGATCATGTTGGCACCGCGCAGGACGGCAGTGCTCAGGACGGCACGGCTCAGGTCGGCACGGCTCAGGTCGGAACGGATCAGGACGGCACCGCGCATGTCGGCACGGCTCAGGTCGGCATCGCTCAGGACGGCACCGCTCAGGACGGCACCGCTCAGGTCGGCATCGCGCATCTCGGCACCGCTCAGGACGGCACCGATCATGTTGGCACCGCACATGTTGGAACCGCACATGTTGGCACCGCTCAGGACGGCACCGCGCATGTCGGCACCGATCAGGTCGGAACCGATCAGGTCGGCACCGCGCAGGACGGCAGTGCTCAGGTCGGCACGGCTCAGGTCGGCATCGCTCAGGACGGCATCGCTCAGGTCGGCACGGCTCAGGTCGGCATCGCTCATGTTGGCACCGATCAGGACGGCACCGCGCATGTCGGCACCGCTCAGGTCGGAACCGATCAGGTCGGCACCGATCAGGTCGGCAGTGCTCAGGACGGAACCGCTCAGGTCGGCACCGCGCATATCGGCAGTGCTCAGGTCGGCACGGCTCAGGTCGGCATCGCACATGTTGGTATCGCACAGGACGGCACCGATCATGTTGGCACCGCACATGTTGGCACCGCACATGTTGGCACCGCTCAAAACGGCACCGCACATGTCGGCACGGCTCATGTTGGCACCGATCAGGACGGCACCGCTCAGGTCGGCAGTGCTCAGGTCGGCATCGCTCAGGTCGGCATCGCTCAGGACGGAACCGCTCAGGTCGGCACCGCTCAGGTCGGCATCGCGCATGTTGGCACCGCTCAGGACGGCACGGATCATGTTGGCAGTGCTCAGGTCGGCACTGCTCAGGTAGGCACCGATCAGGTCGGCAGTGCTCAGGTCGGCAGTGCTCAGGTCGGCACCGCGCATGTCGGCACCGCTCAGGTTGGCACCGCTCAGGACGGCACCGCACATGTTTGTACCGCACAGGACGGCACCGATCATGTTGGCACCGCACATGTTGGCACCGCACATGTTGGCACCGCTCAAAACGGCACCGCGCATGTCGGCACGGCTCAGGACGGCAGTGCTCAGGTCGGCACCGCTCAGGTCGGCACCGATCAGGTCGGAACCGATCAGGTCGGCAGTGCTCAGGACGGCACGCACCCCGCCTTTTTCGCCGTTAATCCACAGCAAGTGGTTTTTCAAAATTTCTGGTAAATCTTGAGTCGTAATAGTCATGACGCCACCTCATTCCTGATCTTGATGGCGTTCTTACCAGCTCCTAGCGCGATGTCATCCTCGCCGAAATCAGCAGACGTGAGCGCCGCATGTATAGCGTCATCAATCACATCGTCGATTTGAGCCATTATCAGGCTATGGCTGCACGGCTCCCAAGCCAATGCATTGATTTTGGCGCATCCGTCTATGACGGCGACGAAAATGGCGCACTTCATGTCGGCCTTGGCCTCTAGAATTTGTTGGTATTCAGTCATTGTCGCTCTCCCTGTTTTCCTCCAAAAAGCCCCCAGCCGGTTGAGGCCGAGGGGAGTTTAGGGAGGAGCCAACGCTGTGTTGGCAGGGAAAATGTACGAAAATTTTGTTGCAATGTCAAACGCTATTTTCGGACATAAAGGAAAATGAAAAGTGCGTGAACTAAGGATTCTTGTAGATGCTGAGCGGAAATTAGTTGTTGGAAAGCCAAAGAGCGAATAATAGACAGCGCTTTTTTCCGGCCATCACATGACAACTCCCCAAACAACCTTACCGCCTAATCACTCAAATCCACCAAATCACTCATAATTCCTGACATATACACATTAGGGCTTCACCGATAAATAAAGTGCCCCGTGAAATCCGCCGCCAGCTTTTCGCTGGTTGTACCGAAAGCTGATTTCGTTAAGGTACAGCGGCAGATATTTTGCGCTGACGTGATGAAATTGTCCAAAAATCGCCCGTTTCACAATAGCCCAAATGCTCTCAATGGTGTTGGTATGCGTCAAGCCGAACTGATCCGAGAACAAATCCCGCTCCACGTAGCTCACCGAGTGGTTAATTGTCCGATGAGCGACGTGCCGATTGACCCTGCCATAGCCAGGATGTTCGTCGGTCGTCAAAACTGTGTCTTTTGATGACACCATGCGGCGTACCATATCGATCAAGCCGCCATCGGCCATCTCGTCTTTTGTCGTGGCCTCGATTTTAACATTGCCGCATCGTTCAACTGCCCAGACGACAGGAATCTTGCTAGTTACGCCCTGAAATCCCGGCGGATCGTCGTCACGTCTGTTTTGTTTTCGGGGCTTTCCGCCGACATAGGTTTCGTCCATTTCGACCAAGCCCGACAGCAACTGGCCATCATCGGCCATTGCACCGCAAATTCGGTGCATCATTTACCAGACGGTCGGTCGTCGCATTCCGAGATCGCGGGCCGCTTGACAGGCCGATAGCCCCTTTTTGGCCGACAGCATTAGTGAAATCAGTAAAAACCAGCGCTGTAGATCGATGTGGCTTCGATGAAAAATTGTCCCCACGGTGACGGAAAACGACTTCTGGCATCCGCTCATAATCTGGAGCCAATGGAGTGATCGTAAAAAAACCATCACTCACTCCGCTGCCTCCTTGATGTCAGCTGCATCTGACCAGCCATTTGCAGCCAATATCCTCGCCCCAGCTAAAACGCAATCTGGATCAAACCCGGCGAGGTCACAGACATCCCTAAAATCGCTGCTATTACTCAATAGCCACGATCTCGCGTTATCCCTGTCGATGTTTTCGGCATATCTGGCTGGAGCGCACCTCAACAATTCTTTGGGGTGCGAAGGGATTTTTGGTGTCTTGTTATTTTTTCCAGATTTATACGCGGATACTCGCGCATCGTACTTAGCCATCAAGTAATCGTAACGCTCAGTCAGTAGCGCATCAATGGCGGCGTTTTCGTCCTTTCTGGTTTTGTATTTGGCAGCGCAAACAATTTGCTGTTTGTCCCAATGCTGGAGCATCCATACTTGGTTCTTGGATAGTTTTTTGGGCGCTAAGTCGGCGCGCTTTGCGTCACGAATTTCCTGGACAACAACAGCGATCCATAAGGATTTCTCTGGGGATTTGACGGTCATCATGCCCTACCCCAAAATCTGGTTGGTACTGGCCTGCCGTCTATTTCTCGGTCAAACCGATACCATGCGCAATCGTCCTTGCCGCTAAACTTGCTATCGGGAATCCATTTGACACGGCCAACGGCCACAATATCAGTGCATCGCGCCAGATATGGCCTAGCCTGCTTGGTATGCGCCCATGACGCATCAAACAGCAGCCATGTTGGAGCCATATCGGAGAGGTGGGCAATCATCGGGTGGAGGATTTCCCTTGTCCACGGCGGGTTGGTGATAAAAACCGAGCCATCACACTCGGATATATTAAACGCGCTACCAGTCCATGCGTATGGTACTCCAGTAGGGTTGATGTCAACTGCCAAAGTGCAAAGATGACCATGCTGCTCCAGATGGCGTATTAATTGACCACCGCCGCAACAAGGCTCAACATATTCTGTTCCGGGCCTAAGAAACGGCAGCAACGGAATTACCGCCTCGTAGGGCGTCGGATAGGAGTCATTTTTGCGTCGGGGAAAATCAGATCGTTTACCCAAAATTCAGCACTCCCAAAAAAACGCGCACCATGCCAGATACCCGACCATCATAACAAACCAGGTCCCGATAGCATCGATGACGGCGGACAAAGCCACTCTAGATATTTCGGTTATAGCGATCATGCTGATTTTTCACCTCTCAATTTAGCCTCAAGCCTCTTGTGGCAGGATCCGTGATGGACCCAATGTTTTCACCCAGTCTGGACCACATCAGGCCCCACACGCCTAGATTTACCGCAGACAAAACAGGTTTCGTATGGATATGATTCGGGCTTTTTCATGCTGCACCCTCAAGCCGCAATTTTGCCGATTCGTATCGGTCGAGGACGTGCTTTGGTGTCATGTTTGATGACCACGTATCCAGCCAAACCCCTTTGTCGATCAAGGGCAGTCGGCCATCCCACTTGTCAAATTTTGGTTCAGGAGGCCCATTTTTGATCCCACTCAGCTCCTCCGGCAGAGCCACCCTGAGCAACCCCCACAAACTCTTGATTTCCGGTGATCTCCCGATGATTGCCCTCGCCCCGTCTGCGATTTGGTCGGCAGTAAATCCGCCAGAAATCAGGCTTTGGCAAAACGTGATGTCATCGATTTTACCGACAGCTCTCGTTGCGTCAGGGTTTTTGCCAGCAGCTCTCCAAATCTCGTCAGCCAAGTCTTTTGCCTCGCTCGATGGTGGTTTTTTTTGTTCTGGGGTCTGAGCTGATTCTTTCTTTATCTCATCCTTCTTACCTCCTCCCTCCTCCACCAGCAGGGACTTTTCTCCATTTTGGGGAAATTGACTTTCATTAACTTCCTTAGTTTCGGAAATGACATTGGTTAGATGGACGTATTTACGTAAACCATCAGGGATAGGATAGGTTGAGTTGGGCGATTTGGGCTTCTGGAACTTGCGGAAATTCCGAATAGCGCCGTATTTACGTCCATCAATTTCGTAAGAGGCTATGCAGTTAGCGTCCGTCAATTCGGAAAGGAGAATGGTTACATCTCCGTCTCTTGAAGGTCTGAGACGCGCCCTTAGAGTTATGGGTTTCCATTCAAATATTCCTTGATCGTCCGCCTCGGTCCATAGGCCGATTAAAAATATCTGAGCATCAGAACTTAGGCTCATGAACGCCTCGTCCGTAAATAACCTCGGATGAACACTGCGTATTCTGGCCATATCAAAATCCCTTCTGTGCCAAATTAGAAAACTTAACCAGCGTTGGATCAAAGTGCAGGTACTTGGTTCCAACAGGCCCGCGCCGCTGCTTTGCAATGATTACCTCTGCCTTGTTTTTCACGTCAGCAAGCTGGCTATTCCAAACTGCCATCGCGTCGTTGTGTTTTTCCTGAGACTGACTAGGCTTGCGCCCCGGCTCTGCCCGTTCGAGATAATATTGTTCACGATAAATAAACATCACCACGTCAGCGTCCTGCTCAATGGACCCGGACTCGCGCAGATCGGAGAGCATTGGGCGTTTATCATCGCGGCTCTCGACCGCTCTGGAGAGCTGAGACAGCACCAGCACTGGCACGTCCAGTTCGCGGGCAATTCCCTTGAGGGAGCGGGTCAATTCAGACACCTCCTGCGTCCGATTTTCCGATTTACCAACAGAGTGCATGAGCTGGAGATAATCGACCACGATCATGTTAAGGCCGTGTTTGCGCTTAATCCGTCTGGCTCTGGTCTTGAGGCCCTGAGGATTCATGTTGCAGGTGTCATCGATATAGAGCGGCAGTCCGCTTATTCCGTCGCGGGCCGACAAAATCCGGTCAAACTGCCAATCAGTCACGTCGCCTTGCTCCGCGAGATTTGACGGGACACCGCTTTCGGCGGCGATGGTCCTCAGTGTCAGTTGCTCATGCGACATTTCCAGCGAGGCAAACAGGACTGCGTTACCGGCCTTGGCCGCATTGACGGCGATATTGAGGGCCAGCCCGGTTTTCCCCTGCGACGGCCTGCCCGCCAAAATTATCAAATCAGATCGGCGCAAACCGCCAGTAGCCTTATCCAGATCAATCAGGCCAGTTGTTACGCCGACCATCCTGCCGTCAAGCCTCGCCTGTCGGGACGCCTCGATCTGGGTTAAGGCGATGCTGTAGGAATCTCCCGCGCTTTTTGTCCGATCGTCGCCCATAACGGCAGTCATAGCCTGCGCTGCGCGATGCTCCATGCGCTCATAGGTTTTTGAAGCTGGGGCGTCTCTGGTGCCCGTATAAAATTCATCAATGGCATCTTCGCAAATCAAGATGCCCTCTCGCCGCAGATGCAGATCAAAAATCAGTTGTCCGTAATCACTGACGTTGAGCGTCGAGATAACCGAGCCAGCCAGTTGGGCCAGATATTCCGAACCGCCCAGATCAATCACCAGCGGGTCTTTTTCAAGATAACTCGCCAGAGTGACCGGAGTGGCACTTTTGCCGATGTCAAAGAGCTTGGCGCAGGAGTCATAAATCCGGCCATGACCGGGATCGGCAAAGTGGTCGGGCCGCAAAAAGTCAGCAACCTTGTCGTAAGTCCTATTGTTGAGCATCAAGGCCCCCAAAAGGGCTTGCTCTGCCTCAAAATTATGGGGCGGCAACCTGACGCCTGTCCCGGCGCTCATTGAACCACCACCCTGCCAATAAACGCGGCCTGAAACGCCGACATATTGGCGCGATAAATAGAAAGAGCGCGGGCTGTCCTTTCGATTTCAAAATCACACCAAGAGGCGCGAACGTCAGCCCAAAGGGCTAAAAACCGGGACTCCCGAGCCTGCGTCATGATGCCAACCGCGCTTTAACCGGCGCACCGCAATCGCGCAAAAATTCAAGGACGCCATCCAGCGAATCGCAAACCGCGATATTAAACCCCGATAACTGGCAAAACCCATGCCAAGCCAGTTGGGATGCACGCAGGCACGCAAGCGGGCGTTTTGGGTTGATCAGTCCAGGGGCTTTCAGCTCGACGAATGCCACTTCGGCATGTGGACCCCAAACAACCATCAAATCACTTGCACCAGCAAGCACGCCCTGAGACTTTAATCTGGAAGCCTCCATGATGTTGCGCTTGCCGCCGTTTGGTATCGCCAGCACGCGCAAATCAGGGTTTAACCGCAATGCCGCGACAACAGAGGCTTGGAGCGCATCTTCAAGGTGTTTCATTCCGAAGTCTCACGCGCACCCGCACACGTAGCATTAATCATGCCAATCGAATGGCAATACAAATCAATGAGCTGTTCAAACTCATCGATTTCACTGGGGTCTTTAGCCCGGCGCTTGATGATTTCCTTGATGACGGAGGTATCAAACCTCTGTGATTTTGCCGTTTTATAGATGTCGGCAATATCCGCGTTGAGCGCCTTTTTTTCTTCGTTCAGCCGCTCGACGCGACCGACGATAGATTTTAGAGCATCACTGCCAACTCCAGTAGTAACATCAGTCATGATTCCCCCTGTCTGGCCCATTCAGGCCCCAAAATCTTGCCTTTATCGGCCTTGACGTAAGCCGCAAGTGCCGCTGTCGTCGCCTTGTACTGGCTGCCAAAAACCCTATGCGATGACGGTTTGCATTCGTCTCTGACTGCATTAGCGAGCTGCTCTTTGTATGTGATTGATGGCCAACTCATCCTCGCCTCTCCGTCAATCTCAACGCCAATTCAGGCTTGTTGTGTTGCACAAGCCTTCTGATAACCGTCCTGTCCTCGTTCCGATCCGCCCATTCTTTTATGTCGTCCGCCGAGCTTGCTGATGATCCAGTTGATCAGTGTCATGCTGATGCTCCTCGTTTTGTGGTTGATGGGGTTGGAAAGAAGTCGTTTGTCGTAAGGCTTATGCCAGCGGCAAGCGCCGCCTCTAGGACAGACTGCTTATGTCGGTCTGGGATTGAACCAGAATCAACCCAACCCTGTACTGTCGTTGGCGGTTTTTTTGTGGCTCTGGCAAGAGGGCGAACCCCTCCAAAGCAATTGATTATTTTAATGACGTAGCTCATAATCAATTTGTACGAAAATTTTGTTGCAATGTCAAACACTGTTTTCGTACAAGACTGATATTCTTTTTCTGCTATCCTCACAGCAATTATGCGTGATATGTTCTGCTTGTGTTCTGGTGATGGCGGGGGAATTATGCGGAATTGTACGCTTTAGGGCTTGACATCGATAGGTTGTGAGCGTAATTTTGATCATAGAGCAGGGCATGAAGCCCGCTCGGAAGCGGCAAGGAGGCCCACTATGACTGGTTACAATGGTTTTTCAATGAGCAACAACGCCGTCGCAGCCTATGACGGCGGATTGGTCCCAGCCTCGAAGATTAAAGGCGTTCCGGCTGTATTGGTTGAGCAGTTTTGCCGATACGAAGAGTGGCATCACTCATCCAAGGCCTATAACCGCGTTAAATTTTATCACACAATAAAAGTGAAAATCGTTTTCGGTATTCCGATCACCGACGCGGATAAAGCTGAATTACTCGAATCCTACGGTTATGCCGAAGAAGATTTTGAGCCGAATCCGGTTGCGGTCGAGGCACTCAAAAACCACAAGACTGAACGTAAGAGCGATGGCGTCAACTATCTGAATTGCCGCGTGGAATGGCTGGAATGGAGCGGCAGCTTGAAGCGTCCGACATACGAAGAACGCGCAGAAAACGGTTGCACAGTCGTTGTGAAAGGCCAGACAGCCACAATCACACTGCCGTCCGGCCAAGCCCTGATCAAGCGCTTATCAACTCGCGGCTTCGGCTTCCGCCAAATCAAGGAATAACAGAATGACCGCCGACGATTTCACTTCCGCCGCCCTGGCGATCTTGCGTACCAGCATCGGATGGCAATCAGCTATTGCTCGGCTTCTCGATGTCGATAATCGTCATGTGCGGCGCTGGATTCAGAAAGGAGAAACGCCTCTTTGGGTCTATGATAAGATTAAGGAATTGATTGCCACAGTCGACATCTGCCAATGGCCGCGTGATCAATGGGTTATCGGATCATCATTGACGGACGACGGTCATCAACGTAAATACATCATTAACTTGATGCCACCGCGCTTCATGGCGCGGATCGTCGTTTGTGATGATGAGGGACTGCCGATGCCGGATGAGGAACCGGCTGACGTGATTTCAGGAACCGTCTACGTCGCCGATGCTTCGGACGAAGATAGCCAGACTGTTCTCTGTGAGATCACATGGATTGACGAGCCGAAATTTGGTGAAATAACCCATCTCATCGAAGCGGCAACAGCCCATCTTGAGCGTGTCCGTTGGCTAAATGGTCCGGTTTGTCAGTATTGTTCAGCGACTGCTGGCAATATCAACATGGATAAATCACCAGATATGATTTAACATATTAATTATGTTTAATGTGGCAGGTGAACCAAATGACGCCAAAACAAACCAGATTTGTGCAGGAATATTTAATCGACCTCAATGCCACGCAAGCGGCTATTCGTGCGGGTTACAGCGCCAAGAACGCTGACGTTGATGGTCCTCGTTTGCTGGGAAATGCTGGAGTTAAAGCGGCCATCGAAACGGCGCAGGCTGCTTATGCCAAAAATGTCGGTATAACCGTCGAATATGTCCTCGGTCGGCTCAAAGTCGAATCTGAACGCATGGATGACGGCGCGAGCCACAGTGCGAGGGTGTCGGCACTCGCTCACCTCGGAAAACATTTGGGCATGTTTGTCGATAGAGTCGAACAGCGGACATTGATCTATGATGTTTCGTCCGAGCCTTTGACAGATGAGGAATGGGAGGCTCAGGGCAAGACGTGACGCAAAGGAGCCAAGTCATGACAAAACACTGCACCAATTGCATCCACTTCGATTATTTTTGCACTCTCGCAGCGCCCGACATAACTGCCTGCCTCCGCAACAACAAACAGCACTTTAACCAACGGGCGTCGTGGTCGGGCCTATTTGCTGAAATAATCTCGAAACTATTCTGGAGATGATCGCGTGGCGTCCTCAGCAGGGACCGCAAAAACGGCTGATTGACTGCCCGGTTTATGAGATTTTTTATGGTGGTGCGAGGGGCGGCGGTAAAACAGACGGGATGCTAGGCAAATTCGCGCTCAAACAAAAACGCTACGGGGGCCATACCAAGGGGATTTTTTTTAGGCGTGAGCTGCCACAGCTAGAGGCCGCTATATCGCGGTCCAGAGAGATTTATCCCAAACTAGGCGCTATTTTTCGGGAGCAGCCTAAAACATGGGTTTTCCCAAACGGCGCGACTCTGAAGTTCAGGCCGCTGGAACGTGACAGTGACTCGGAAAAGTACCAGGGCCACGATTACACTGATGTGTTTTTCGAGGAGCTGACCAATTTTCCAGACCCATCGCCAGTCATGAAAATGCACGGTATCCTACGCTCTGGCGTTGGCATCCCATGCCAGATGCACGGAACCGGAAACCCTGGTGGCCCAGGACATACTTGGGTCAAGGCTCGTTACATCGATCCAAACCCTCTCGGCAACGCCATCATATCCGACGACATCGGCAATAAGCGCGTTTATATTCCAGCCAGATTGTACGATAACCGTGTGTTGATGCAAAACGACCCAAGTTACGTTGATCGCCTCAAACAAACAGGTAGTCTGGCGTTGGTCAGGGCGTGGCTTGATGGAGATTGGAATGTCATCGAGGGCGCGTTTTTTGATTGCTGGTCGTCCAAAATCATCGTGCAGCCTATCGAGTTGCCAGCACATTGGACGCGGTTTGGGTCGTTCGATTGGGGTTCTGCTCGGCCATTTAGTTTTGGATGGTGGGCCGTCTCAGATGGCGAGCTGCCAGAGTTCCCGCGTGGCGCATTGATCAGGTATAGAGAATGGTACGGTGCCAGCTCGCCAAACGTCGGACTCAAAATGACGGCTGAGGATGTGGCACACGGCATTTTGGTCAGGATGGGCCGAGACGAAAAACTATCATATATCGCCGCAGATCCAGCTACAGGACAGCAGGACGGCGGACCGAGCATCAAGGAGCGGATGGGCCGGGCGGGGCTGCTGAACATATTGGGCGCTGACAATAAACGTGTGCCTGGATGGGATCAAATGCGCCAGCGCATGAAGGGCGAGGACGACCGCCCGCTTATATACTGTTTTTCGACGTGCCGCGACAGCATCAGGACGATTCCCACGATGCAGCACGACAGGATAAAACCGGAGGATGTTGATACCGAATCCGAGGACCATTGCCTGGATGAGTGGCGCTATGCCTGCATGTCCAGGCCGTGGTCAAGCCAAAAACCTCAATCCATAAATTCAAAACGTCTGGTCATTGGCGGCGTGTCAAACGTCACTATTGAGGACATGTGGGCTGAAGGCAAAATCAATTCGGGCAATGGACGAATTTAAATGAGATTAAATGCGTAGATTAATTTTCGTATTTTTTCTCAGCCCAAACAGGCCTGACGGCTAATTGATTTAACTGGGACACCGGTGTAGTATGCAACCGACCGTCGAGATGACGGCCAAACCAATTTTATGGAGATCGGCGCATGTCCTCGGTTTATTCTATATCGCCCGGCGCAACAGCGAGTTTGAGCGCCACAGTCACGACCGGCAACGTGGCATTGTTCGGGACCGGTGCGCAGATCGAACTGCAAAACGGCGGGGCAGTGACGGTATTTATCGCATTGGGCGGCTCGGCGGTTGTCGCCACGGTGGGCAGCTATCCACTATTGCCCGGACAGTCAAAAATCATCACGCGCAATCCTGATAACCAGACATATATCGCTGCCATTACAGCGAGCGGCTCGGCTGCCATTTATGCGACGGTCGGGGAGGGCATGTAAAATGACAATGCGTTCATCCTCAGTAGTAGCCAACGGCGTCGCGTTCAGCCCTGTTTCGGCTGCCACAATCAACATGCAGGATAATGTAACGTCGCTGATTTTAACCCCGGCAGGGACGCTGGCAACCCTCACTGTCAAATTCCCGAATAACGCCTGGGATGGTCAGGAGATCGCCATAAAATCAACGCAGATCATCACGGCATTGACGCTTGGCGTCCAAAATGGTGGTCACACAATCAGTGATACTATTACTGCACTATCAGTCAACGGATACGCTCGATACACTATTAATCAAAACAAATGGTATAGGACTGGCTGACATGACAGACAGCATCGAAACCACAAAAGACCTCGGAACGGATGACGCAGCCCTTGCCCGGCGATGGACTACCGAAATCCAGCTCTATGAAAAAAAGTTTCAGGCGTATGGCGACCAGTGCAAAAAAATAATCAGGCGCTATCGTGATGACCGGGACGCCAATCAGTCGAGTCAGAAACGGTTTAACCTACTATGGTCGAACATCGAAACACTGAAGCCATCCATCTATACTCAGCCGCCCAAGGCCAGCGTTGGCAGGAGATTCAAGGACGATGATCCCGTTGGGCGCGTTGCCTCTGAGGTTTTGGAGCGTGCCATTAATTATATGCTGACCTGCCACTCTGGATTCGATGACGTGATGGCGCAGTGCCGTGATGATTATCTGATCGTGGGCCGGTCGATCTCATGGCAACGCTATGTTCCTCATTTTCGTGATGTGACTATTCCAGCCCAGCCGGAAGATGTCGCCGAAGAGGGCGCTCAGATCGACAACCTACAGGACGATAGCGGCCCAGAATCAGCCAGCGCTGAATCGGCAGAAACCTATCAGGAAGTGGAATTTGAGGAGATCATTGACGATTATATTTCGTGGAGCGATTGGGGCCACAATGCGGGCGCTCGTATCTGGGCTGAGGTTTACGCTGTCTGGCGGCGGGCCTATCTGACGCGGGATGAGTTGATAGAACGATTTGGCGATGAAATCGGCAAGAAAGTCCCGCTCGATTTCAAGCCGGAAGGGTTGAACGAAAAAGACCGCAACTATGAGCTGTTCAAGAAAGCGACAGTCTATGAAATTTGGGACAAATCGAGCAAAAAAGCTTTGTGGTTACATAAGGAATACAAAGAGGGTCCGCTCGATGTGCGCGATGATCCGTTGCGGCTATCGGATTTTTTCCCATGCCCCAAACCCCTGTTTTCCACACTGACAAACGATAGCCTGATCCCTATCCCTGATTTTGTCCAGTATCAGGACCAAGCAGAAGAGATCGACGCGCTCACACAGCGCATTGCCCATCTTACCGGAGCCCTTAAGGTGCGCGGGCTTTATGCTGGCGAGATTACGGAGATCAAGCGGCTATTTCAGGACGGGAACGATCTTGATCTGATTCCGGTCCAGAATTGGGCGATGTATGCCGAAAAGGGAGGTTTGGACAAGGCAATTTCTTGGGTTCCGCTCAAGGACATTGCCAGCGCGTTAATCCAGCTCTACGAGGCCCGCGACAAGGCAAAATCCGATTTATACGAGGTCACGGGGCTTTCGGACATTATCAGGGGTGCGTCTGATCCCAATGAGACGGCTACTGCTCAGGGAATAAAGGCTCAATGGGGATCAATCAGAGTGCGCGGGAAACAAACAGAAGTTGCCCGGTTTGCCCGTGACATGATCAGGATCAAGGCTGAGATCATTGCAGAGCATTTTAGCGCAGACACCATAAAAATGATGGCCGACGCCGACGAAATGAGGGACGCTATGCAGCCTATCATGGGGCCTCCTGGTCAGGTTGACCCAATGACCGGGCAGCCCGCGCCACCCCAGCCGGTTATCAACCCACAGACCGGACAGCCATTAACCGTCCTCGATCAGGCCATTGAACTGCTCAAATCTGACTCCCTGAGATCATGGCGAATTGACATTGAGAGTGATTCTACCGTTTCGCCTGATGAAAACGCCGAAAAGCAGAAACGCAATGAGTTTTTGCAGGCCATTTCGTCCTTTGTCCAAGCGTGGGGGCCGATCATCAGGGAGGCTCCAGCCATGGCGACACTGGCCGGAGAGCTTCTTAAATTTGCGGTTCGTGGCTACAAAACGGCGGCGAGTTTGGAGAGCGTCATTGATAAAGCAATGGAGCAGATGGAGGCTCCGCCCCCGCCACCGACACCAACCCAACCTGATCCCAACGTGCAGATCAAGGCGCAAACAGACCAAGCCAAAGTGCAGGTTGATGCAGCCAAAGTGCAGGCCGAAAACCAGCGCAGCCAGACCGACCAGCAAATAGCCATGACTGATCTGGCTATGCAGGCCCACGACATGCGCCACCGTCACGCAATGGACCAAGCAAATCTCATTCAACCACCACCACCGCCCGGAGGGCTGCCCAATGTCTAAACCAATCATGCTCGATGGCGAGCTAAAACAGTGGTGTTTTTTGCGTGACATCATGACTACACCAGAAGACGCCGAAACCTATCTCGATCATTGGATTGCGGATTATGATAGTCGCCACAGCGGGCCAAATCTGACGGTGATTTCTGATTATGCCGGTGATGGTCACAACGGGCTATTCCATCCGGCAGAGGGGAGTCACACGGCGAGCAAATCAGAGTTTAGAAGATGGACAAAGGCCCACGGCTGCATTGAGGTTGGTGATCAGCCTATGCCAAAGTCTGCGCCAAACCTAAAATCTATGACTAAACGGGACCGCGTTGAGGCGATAAAGCGTAGCATGGGGATGCTGTAATAAACTATTTATTGTGGTGTGCATTGTAATACCACCAGATTTTGTGTACTTTGAGTAAATAGTGCTGTGATAGCGCAATATCCTTTAATGGAGTATTGGATTCTGGACGAAGTAAGTGGAAACCAGTCTGTAAATTCTGAGGAGAGCCTGTCATTGCGTGATGAGCTTGAAGCGGCGATTCGGGTTGACCAAACTCCCGAATCGCCATCTTCTGAGCATGGCGGGACGACTCCAGACGCCAAGCCCGACGACAGATCGCGTGATGATCAAGGCAAGTTTGCCAAAAAAGACGATAAGCCCGCAGACCCGACCAAAAAGCCAGATGACGCGGCTAAACCTAATTCTCAAGAGGCCGACAAGCCGAAGGAGACCGACGCCCAAAACTTGGTTAATGAACCGCCCAAGTCTTGGAACGCCGAAGCCCGCGACCTGTTCAACAAAGCCGATCCGAAGTTACGCGACTACATCGCTAGGCGTTCTATCGAACAGCAAGAGGGCGTTGAGAAGCTCAAGCAGACCTACGAGCAAAAGGCGGGATTCGCTGATGAAATGTGGAGCGAAATCGCACCATATGCCCAATTAATCCAATCGAAGGGCGGGACACCTCGCGCAGCGATTGGCGACCTGCTGAGAACCTCGGCAATTTTCCACACTGGCACCCCAGTGCAACGGGTTCAGGCCATCCAACAGATCGCCGACCAGTTCGGTATTGACCTCGCGCAAGCAGCGCAGTTTCGCGCACAACCTACCGACCCGACCATTCAAACTCTTTTGCAGAAAGTCCAGCAGCTCGAAGGGACCCTCTCGACTCAGACACAGGAACAGCAGGAATCGCAAAACAATGCGTTGCTGGCTCAGGTTGAGCGATTTAAGGCAGACAAGCCCTATTTTGAGGATGTCCGGTATCTAATGGGCACGCTCTTGGATAGCGGACAAGCTAAAGACCTCCAAGACGCCTATGACATGGCTGTTTATGCTAACCCGTCCATTCGCTCACGTGTCCTCGCTGAACAGCAAGCAACATCGTCACAGCGCAATGTTCAGGCTGCCCAAGAGCAGGCGGCAAAGGCAAAATCTGCGGCTATTTCAGTTAACGGCGCTCCAGGAATGGGGTCATCCTCCTCTGGTTCAGCGCCAGCCCCCAACCTTCGTGCGGAATTGACCAGAGCATTTACCGGCTCAGGTTCCCGCATTTGATATTAAGGAAACTTTATAATGCCATCTCCTAATCTTTCGGAAATTGTCACAACTACACTGCGCAATCGCACTGGCGTATTGTCCGACAACGTGACCAACAACACCGTCTTGCTCTATCGGCTGAAAGAGCGCAGCAACGTGAAGCCCGTATCTGGCGGTCGTACCATCGTCCAAGAGCTGCAATATGCTCAGAATGGCTCATACAAACGCTATAGCGGCTATGATGTTCTGGACATTTCTCCACAGGACGTGTTCACCGCCGCTGAATTTGACATCAAACAGGTTGCTGTATCCGTCAGCATTTCCGGCCTCGAAGAGTTGTTGAACAGCGGCCCTGAGCAGATCATTGACCTACTTGAAGCCCGCATTGAGAATGCCGAAAACAGCATGATCAACGGCCTGTCTACCGATGTTTATTCGGACGGAACAGCAGACGGCGGCAAGCAGATTGGCGGATTGCAATTGCTGATCGCCGACGCCCCAAGCACCGGCACAGTGGGCGGAATCAACCGCGCCACTTGGTCGTTTTTTCGCAACATCAAGTTTAGCGGCACGTCCGATGGTTCGGGCGCTGTCACCTCGGCCAACATCCAGAGCTATATGAACCGCCTATATGTGCAGTTGGTTCGTGGTCGCGATGCTCCAGATTTGATCGTTGCCGACAATAACTATTGGCGTCTATATCTGGAAAGCCTACAGTCAATCCAGCGCATCACCAATGAGAAGTTGGCCTCTGCCGGGTTTATGAACCTTAAGTATATGAACGCCGATGTCGTTCTTGATGGTGGTGTTGGCGGCTCAGCTCCAGCCAATCATATGTATTTCATCAACTCTAAATATGTCTTTTTCCGCCCTCACAAAGAGCGGAACATGACGCCAATCGGCGGGGATCGTTTTTCGGTCAATCAAGACGCTCTGGTAAAGCTCATCGGCTGGGCCGGGAATCTGACGACCAGCGGCCCAAAATTCAACGGCGTGTTGATTGCCTAAGCACTTGAAAGGGTTATAAATTATGGCTTTTAATGCTCAAAAAATGCTTGGAGTCAACGTCAATAATGTTGACACCTCGCCCTACAACGGACCCAACCAGAATGTGCCTCACGTTTTGGGCACTGAGGTCATTGGAAATGATGGCGCGTTGTATCGCTATGTTTTGGCTACCGGCACGATTACCGCTGGGCAGGCATTGCAGATGGATACGGCCTCGGCATCGGTTCCAAATGCCGTTAAACCAACGTCGGCGGTCAATCAGTCGGTAGCAGGTATCGCTCCCATCGCTATCGCCTCCGGCTCTTATGGCTGGATAGTTGTGCAGGGTCCTGTTTCCGCTGCCTCGGTCGCTACCAGCACGGCGGCTGGTGCCGCCCTTGGTTCGTCCTCAACCGCAGGTCAGCTTTCAACCATCACGATTTCTGCATCCCCCGCCCAAGGCGAAGTGCAGCGCGTGCTGGCGGCATCTGGCGGCGGCATCACTGCCACCACGGCGGAAGCAAGCAATCTGGCTGGCGTCATTCTGGCCTAATTACCAACGGGAGGGGTTCGCGCCCCTCCCACATCTCTAACGTCAAAGGAACGCCCATGACCGACCGAAAATCACCGATGATGAAACACAAGCATCCTGATGAGCAGGGGTTTAATGTCATTTGGTTTGAATGGGATAGCGAGCGCAATAACAGCGCGTCCGAAGCTCATGGCAGGCCTGTTTATGATGATATTCTTTGGGTTTACATCCAGTCTCCCGGCGCTAAAAACCAGATCGCCAGCCACGTCATAGAACGCAGGCGCGAAGGCGGAGAGGTGATCCATTACGAGGTTCGAGAGCGGTTCCATGAGCAATTAAAATCTTGGGAAGCTGGAAATGCAGAAGGTCACGCCGGTACGCCACTTGACGAATTGCACATCTTGGACCGGTCCCAGATCGCCACTTTGAAAGAAGTTGGCATCCACAATATCGAGGCCCTGTCCAGCGTTTCAGATCAGACACTGCCAGAGATTGGCCTCGGCGGTCGCGTCATGCGAGACGCGGCGAAAGGCTATCTTGATAAGGCGGCGGGCTTGGAGCCTGTTACCCGAATGGCTGCTGAGAACGAGGAATTAAGGGAAATGATTGCCCACCTCACGGCTCAGGTTGACGCATTGACGGCCCCAGAAAAGGACGACGACGAATCGGGACGTAAATCCCGCAAAGCGGCTTGAGGACGAAATCATGGGTGAATTTTTAGAAGACGGATTGGTTGACGTGATGGCATCAACCATAGAATCAGTTCCGGCGCTGACAACTGATGACGTTCAGGGATTTGTTGCAACGCCAGATCTGCCTATTGCCGACACCTACCATTGGACGCTTCCAGCGCTAGAGGCTCTTTACGCTGGCTCTCTGATGGAAATTGATCGCCTCAATGCCGTTATTGAGGACTTGGCCTATAAGGCATCACATCGTTAATTTGGTGAGGGTGGCATGTCTCTTTTAAGCATGGTTCAGGACGCAGCTACCCGCATCGGACTTGCAGTACCATCAACGATTATCACCAATACCGATCTGAAATATAAAGAGCTTCTGGTTCTCGCCAATCAAGAGGGGCAGGAGCTGGCTCGTGCCGTTCAGTGGCAGGAGATCATCACAGAGACGACCTTTACGACACTGGCACAGGCGGCGCAAACCAGCGCAATCCCTGTTGACTTTGACCGATTCGTTGACGATTCAATGTATAACCGGACGCGGCGAAGAAAGATATTCGGGCCAATCACGGCGCAAGAATGGCAGGCCCGGCAAGCGCTCAATCTGGCGGCAACGGTAAATTACTGGTTTCGGGTTCGAGGATCACAGATTTTAATAACGCCATCGCCAACAGCAGGCGAAACCGTTGCCTATGAATACCTGTCAAATAAATGGTGTTCGTCCTCGGATGGATCAACCAAACGCAGCTCATGGGCAGATGATACCGATATTGGCATCATTCCAGAGACGCTCATGTCGAAGGGGATAACATGGCGATGGCTCAAGACAAAGGGCCTGTCGACTTGGGAGGGTGCTTATCAGCAATACCTTGACGAGAAAGCCAAGGCGTCGGCGTCACAGGAGGGGTCCCCAACCCTTACGGCAGGGAGCCGCACAAGCAGCCTGCTGCAAATCAATGTTCCAGAGGGAAACTTCGGCTGATGCCCTCGCAACCGCAAACCAGATCATCCAGCCGGGCGGCTCCCGTAGGCGGCTGGAACGCTCGTGACGCTCTGGCGGATATGCCGGAAACTGATGCTATTGTTATGGACAACTGGTTTCCATCGACCGACCAAATCAAGGTTCGGCCCGGATTTACCTCCTATGCGACGGGGATTGGATCTGGTGCCGTTGAAACCCTGATGACCTACACATCTGGCAGCGCGTCCAAGATGTTTGCCTGTGGAAACGGCGGAATTTATGACGTGTCATCGACAGGCGCTGTTGGTGCGGCTGCCGTCTCCAGTCTGGCGTCAAATAGATGGGAGTATGTGAATTTCGGGACGGCTGGAGGCGCATTTTTAATCTGCGTCAATGGAAGCGACGCCCCCCAGATTTTCGACGGCACAAATTGGGCAGCAACCACCATAACCGGGCCGACGCTCAACAATCTAGCGTGGATCAATGTCGCACAGTCCCGCTTATTATTTGGCGAGAAAAACAGTCTTAAATTTTGGTATATGCCGGTCAATACCATCGGCGGAGCCGCGTCATCGTTTGATCTCTCGGGGACGTTCCGCCTCGGCGGGTATCTGGCGGGGATGGTCACATGGTCCAGAGACGGTGGCGGCGGGATGCAGGACCTCTGCGTATTTATGACATCCGAGGGCGAAGTTGCCGTTTATCAGGGGATTGATCCAAGTAGCGCAACAACCTGGGCCAGAGTCGGCACATACCGAATCGGCAAGCCCATCGGGACGCGGTTTGCAATGAAGCTCGCCTCTGACGCCGCCATCATCACTCAAGACGGGTTTGTTCAGCTCTCGCGTGTCCTGCCAATCGATAGACTGGGGGCTGGAGCCGTCTCCATCTCTGAAAAAATCAACACTGCCGTCAATAACGCGATCAGATCTTACGGCTCTAATTTTGGCTGGCAACCCCTGCTTTATCCCAAGGGGCCGATGCTGATATTTAATATCCCGGCGGTTTACAACAAGACGGCCTATCAATATGTATTCAACAATATCACTGGGGCGGCGTGCCGCTTTACCGGGATGAATGCCAATTGCTGGGTTGTGTACAAGGATAACGCTTATTTTGGCGGGACTGACGGCAAGGTTTATTTGTTTGACAATGGGTATTATGACAACGGTAACGCCATCTATGCTGATGTAAAGCCCGCGTTCTCGTACTTTGGTGAAACGGGGAGGCAGAAGCTTTTCAAGATGGCCCGCCCGGTATTTAGCGCCTCCGGATCTGTGGCGGTCTCCCTTGATATGAATCTTGATTTTGATGACAGCATATCAAGCGCGACACCATCAACCTCGGCCCCTAGTGGAGGAACTTGGGGTAGCGCCGTGTGGGGCATTGGAACATGGGCGGCGGCTGAGGCAATAAGCAAGGATTGGCAGTCGGTCACAGGAGTCGGTTATTGCGCCACTCTGCATGTTCGTGTGAGCGTCGGCGGCATGTCTCTTACAATGAGATCGACTGATTTTGTTTATGAGGCTGGAGGAATATTGTGATCCGGCTGGTTTTTGAGAATCAGGACGGATTACAGCAATGGGCAGAAGACCGGCTACCAGAGGCCAAGGGGGCCGGGGGGTTCGGAAGATGCGCTTCCATTGGCATGGATCTTGATGGGGCCTTGATTGGTGTTGTGGTATTTCACAATTACCGTAAATGTGATATAGAAATGTCTATCGCCACAGAAAATCCAAGATGGATTCAACGTGGTGTTTTAAGGGCGCTTTTTCACTATCCTTTTGTCCAGCTTGGATGCGCCAGAGTCACTGCCGTTTGTTCTGTTGACAGCAACAGAGCGATAAAATTAATGAGCGGCATTGGCTTCAAGCAGGAGGGGGCGCACCCTAAGGCGCGAATCGATGGAGCAACCTCCGTCAGCTATGGATTGCTGAAAGAGGATTGCAGATGGATAGCCTAAAAACCAATGATATTATATGGATGGATCAACCCTGCCAGCAGCAGCAGGGCAAGGGCGGCGGCGGCAGCGCTCCAGCAGCGCCGGACCCCTACGCCGTCGCTCAGGCTCAGTCTCAGGCCAATCTTGACGCCATAAAGACATCCGCCAAATACAATCAATACAACACACAAGGCCCGAACGGATCGGTTACATGGAGCGGCGACATCGGCACGCCCAACCGGACGCAGATCACGACATTATCACCTGATGGGCAGGCCCAATTAAGCAACTTGAGCAAGATCGGGCTGGGGCTTTCAGATCAACTTGGGCAGCAGCAGCCATTTAATATCGGCGCATCCACCCCGGCATATAATGCCAGCGACCTTGTGGGCGACGCCAACAACGTCCGCGATTCGGTTTATAATCAGCAGGCGTCTCGGCTTGATCCGCAGTTTGCCCAGAGCCAGACGGCCTTGGATAGCCTGCTTGCCAATCAAGGGATAACGCAGGGATCAACCGCCTATAATAATGCGATGGACAATTACAATCGGCAGAAGGCGGATACCTATCAAACCGCCATGAATAATGCGATTGCGGCTGGCGGAAACGAACAATCCCGCCTATTTGGCCTTGGTCAAACTGCGCACCAACAAAGTGTGTCGGACCTACTCATGCAACGCAGTCAGCCGCTGAATGAGCTGTCCGCCATCTTGCAGGGACGGCCAGCAATCGGGATTCCACAGGGGCCGACATCCAGTTACAATATGCAGCCATCAAACATCGCGGGCAATATTTACAACAGCTATAACGGCAATCTTTCCGCATGGAACGCCAACAACCAAAACTCTGCCGCTAGAAATGGGCAGCTTGCGGGTCTTTTGGGTCAGGGCGCTATGGCGGGGGCTACGTTCTTCGGCTAATGCCACGGATGGGGCTTGGCTCGTTTTGAAAGGGGTGTTGTGATGGAATGGGGAAATATCAACAATCTATTTTCAGGCAGTGGAGATAGCGGAAGCGGCCCCAATGGCAGCACCTTTGACGTACGCAAGGCGATAGCCCAACAGTTGCTGGCTGGAGCGTCGAACGCGGCCCCTGCTCAAAATGGATGGGCGGCGGCATTGACCAATGTTTTGAGGGGTTTGAGCGGCGCTTACGCGATGAACAAGCTTCAAGATGAGGCAGATCAGGCGAAGAAGAATTATTCCAGCACTCTCGCTCAAGCCCTGCAAGCGGGGTCACCAACACAGGCCAGCCCGACAGGCGGATATGGCCCAAGCCTCGATCATTACGACACCCCACCGGCTTTCGCCAATATGGGCAATAGCGGCAATGCGCAGAGCGGATCTGCTCTAGGTGCAACCCCCGCCCAGATGCCCGCCGGCGGATTTATGCAGACGGGCATCGCCGTTGATGGCGGGCCAACAAAGGCATCATCCGGCGATATGTCCGCTATGGCCCGCATTCTGGCAACAAACCCAGATACAGCGCGTCTTGGGCTATCTACGGCAATGGACCAGATCAAGCAAAACAGCTCAAATAACCGGCAAGACCAGCTTTATGCTCGCCAGCGCGGGGACATGCTTGCCGATACGAACACTAAAAATGACCGGCAAGACCAGCTTTATGCTCGCCAGCGCGGGGACATGCTTGCCGATACGAACACTC